TCCATTGAAAAGCGCAGTGTCCCCGTCACAGCCAAGGCCAGGAAAACAAAACCGGAAATGACGGCAGACAGTATCCGTTTCAACATGCCCGCAACCATATAGGCTTTGCCGGGTCTGTGAAGTCATGTCGCCGGCCCCGAGACTTTGCCCCACGGATAATCCGTCCCCGCCGGCACAGGATCGACGCGAGCGCTATCCAGCACCTCGACGCCGATGTCGCTCGCATGGTGCAGCAGCACGTCCTGCCATGTTGCCTCGGGACCGCACGCGGCACGGTCGCCGATCAGGCGGCAGGCGTTGTCCGGCAGATCGCGCAAAGCCTCGTCCAGCGTATCGAGGACGATCCAGACGTGATAGCCGCTGGCCGTGACCTCGGGAGAGACCAGCACCGGGTTATCCGGGTCTGTCTCGTCCCACACCGCGTCAAGCAGGATCACGCGGGGCTGGTAGGCCAGGCTTGCGCCATACTGCTCGACAAGGGCGTCTGCGGCCTCTGGGGTGTCGCAACGGATCAGATGGTCGATCATGCCGACATCTCCTTTATCTGGGCGGGGCTGTAGGCTTTGTCGAAGACGCCGAGGCGGGCCATGGTGCCGTACCACTCATCCCCGCTTGTCGCCCCGGACCCGCAACGCACAGTCGAGACGACAGGCAGCGGGCCTGTATAGGATGTATCGACTACCGCCGCCGCGCCGTTGAGGGATGCCGCAAATTGCCCCGCTCGCCATGACGGCACAACCTTGAGATCGGCGTCGTTTGCGACTGGCCCGAGATCAAGATTGACCACATCAACCCCAGCGACCGTCATGATGGCACGGAGGTTGCCGTCATTGACGCGGACCAGCCGATAGCGGTTGGCATCGGTGCCATCGTCCCACTGCCACAGCACCTGATTGCCGCCTGTGCCGAGAGGCGTCCGTCCCTCTATCACCACCGTGCCCTCAGGCGGCGCGGCTCGCGCAAAGGTCAGGCTGTCGGCAAGGCGGGTGGCGGAGGTTGCGCCGGTGGGGATATAGGATGAGGCGAGAGGTGCTACCTCAAGACTAACTCGCCAAAGATCAAAACCTTTTTCAATCTCACCCGGATAATTTATTGCGCCGTCGGCCTGAGCGGGGGTGATTGATATCCATATTGCTCCGTCCCCACCCTTCGCGCCGGTTTCCCCTGTGATAACTACACGATACAAACCTACATCAATCATTTCTGGTACAACGGCGACCCCGCCGAACGTTCCGAAATTACTGGTGGTCGATGATCCATTCGTCAGATTGATTAGGACTTCGCATCTATTAGCGTAAGCCCCAGAGGTTTCCAAGGTAACGTTAACATTACTTCGACCAACGCCTCTAATATCAAAAGCCAACGCGAACGACCCGTCCGGGACAGCAAGCCTCTGACGACAGATATGTCTATTTGTATCGGCACTCTCTCGAAAACTGTAAGAGGTTGGTGCGGTGCCACTTATTTTTTGCCATGCACTACTAGAGATGTCCTCCGACCTTAGGGCAATATTAGTCCGCCCCCCCTCCAACCTCGCCCCCAGCGCCTTGCCCGCTCCCGGATCGTGATCCAGCCGCAGCACGTTGGGACCGGCAGTGCGCAGGATGCCGGACGCGTCGAAATAAGTGGCGTCGGAGCCGCGGGAAAAGGCTCCACCCGCAGCATCCATATAGGCAAACAGGTTTGGATAGGGGCGCCCGTTGAACCATCCCTTGCCAAGCGCATAGTCGGCCAGATCCACCGGCAGCGCGTCATCGGGACCGCGTTTGATCCAATCCGGGACAGTCGCCGGGATCGTCGGCCATCTGCCGAGCCCCTGATTGCGCAGCGCGTCCTCAAGCTCCCAGATGCCGGGTGCGCCATCGGTGGACGGCTCCTGAAAATACACCGATCCCATCAGATGATCTCCTCAAAGGTGGCTGTTGCCTGCAAGACGCCACCGCCGAGGCCGGTGATCTTGTCGCCCTCCTCGAGGTTGATCTTGTCGACCGGCACGCGGAGGGATGCGTTGCCCGGCAGCACCAGCTTGCTCACCAGTGAGGCCGTTGCCGCCGGAGACGCGTTGACCAGTGACAGGGACAGCGACACGGGGTCGTTTGTCGGGTTGGCCACGATCAGGCCACCCATGCGATACACCTTGCCCGAGCCGGCCCCATTGGCCACGATGTCGGTTGCGGTCGCGCCGAGCGTGACGGTGACGACGCGCCCGGTGATGGTTGTTACTGCGACGATGTTGGGTGCAGCCATGTCAGCCTCCAAATACGATGTTAAGTGCGATAGAGCGCCGGACAGCGGCGTCGATGATGGGTTCGGGATCGGGCTCAGGGCCTATGGGGCCTTGGTCGCCGGTGTCGCCCTTAGGCCCTATGGGGAGAGTCAGATTGAGCGTCTGGTTGGGGCTGTCGCCTGTGATCGATGCTCCGGCGGTCTCGCCAGCATCCACTGTGCCGATGGTCAGCGTGTTTGCCGGCCCCGGCTCGCCTTGCGGCCCCTGGATGCCCTGCCGGCCCGTGGAATGGACCTCGACCTTGCGGGTCGTGTTGTTGATGACGATCTTGCTCATTGCACATGCACCCATATCGGCGTGGTATTGTCGTCACAGCCGCCCGGCATGGTGCGACGCAAGCGGAACCAGTTGACATTGCCGATGCCGAGCTGGCGGGCGTGCTCGGCCGAGAGAAACATGTGCAGCCTGCCGTTAGAAGGATCAGGTTTGCTGAAAACCGCATCGCGGAATGCAGATGACGATGACGACAGGATGCCAAACTCGTCGCCGCTGATGTCCTCGGGATTGCCGTCGCTGTCGAAAAACTCGAAATCGATATCGAGGCAGGAGCCATACACCGTGGATATGCTCATCGCTCAGCCTCCAAAGATCATGGCAAGCGCGATGGCTTTGCCGGGGGTCGCGGCGCCAACCTGATCGGCGGTCACGGCGTGCGGGTTGCTGGTGTTGTTGATGTGGGCGGCAACCGCGGCTGCATCGGCCTTGTCGTCCAGCGCCAGCGCCAGCACTGCGGGGTCAATGGGGGCGAAGCCAGCATCCTGAATATTCTTGCCATCGGAGGACCCGAATACGACTGCATTGCCAATGGTAGAGACCAGCGGTCCAGAGACATCACCGCCACTGGCTGGCCCCGGCTCCCCCTGGAAGGGATACGGCCCCAACCATTGCCCGCCCTCACGGAAATACAGTTCCGCCGGCTCATCCACCTCGACGCGCAGCCAGCAATAGTCGTCGTTGGGCATCGGGTAGAGCGCATCGCGCTGGGCAAGCGTACCACGACCGTCCGGCACGACGCCAACACCCCATGGGGTCTGTGCAAGCTTGCCGAGACGATCCACGGTCCATGTAGCCGCGCGGGCCGTAGCCTCGGATGGTGTGCGGGCAATGGCATATTGCTTGCCGCTGCCGTTCGCACCCGGCCACGGATAGGCCAGCGTCAGATGCGTATCGTCCTCGACCGACAAGATCGGCACAGCAAAGCCGTCGCACGACAACACGCCGCCCTCGACCAGCGCCACTGCCCAGCCGGTCAGATTGCCCTCGACAATAGCGGAGCCGCCCGACACGGTGACCGTGCCGGCGTTGTAGATCAGGGAGTTCATGGGATTTCCTACAGGCTTAGGGGGACTGCAAAAATGTAGTAACGGACGCCGGCAGGGCCGCTGCCCTCGTTGACCGCGCCGCCACTGAGATTGATGTATCGCGGGTGGTCGTTGGCGAGCCAGAAATCCACTCGATCGTCATGCACAATGGCGATGTTCGAGCCTCGCTGCGCCCATCCGTTATAGGTGCTGCTCAAAAAATAGGCCCGCAGAATGCCGTGATATGGCGAGGCAAAAACCGGTAGCAATTGGTACTTGCCGGGAGCGTCGGGCACATTGACGGTATAGCGCCGCGATCCGAGATTGCGTTGATTGGTGACAGGGGTCATGTCGCCCCATGCGAAATATCCTTCGGCCACCAGCAGCGGCACAGGCAATCGCGAGTCGATCAGGATGTCCGCAAACGATGGGTTGCTGTCGGAGCTGCCGGGGCGCTTGATCTGGAAATAGCCGTTGTCCGACGACAAGACCCTTTCGCCTCCGCTCGTCGGGCCGACGCCATCGTCGGAAAAGATCATATAGCGCACCCACATCTTCTTGTTGCCCGAGTTGATGAACTCGACACCTGACGAGGTGGCGCGCGACTGAAGCTGATAGTTATCAGAACTGGACGCACCGCTTGGCGCGGGCATCGGCTTGGCATAGGTGACGCCATCCGACGACAACACGCAGTCGATATAGGTTGTGAGTGAGGGCGACAGCACAGTCGGCACCAGTACTGTCGCCCCTGCCTCTATCTCGATGCTGCCGACGCCGATCAGCTTGGACGGGTTTTGGTTTTCGTGAAAGATGAAGTTGTTCGGGTTCGGGTCACTGACATCGTAGCCCGGACGCGCAAGCCGGGCCATTTCGGGGGCGATGCGCAAAGCCTCCGGTCCTGACACCGGCGTGCTGTCGGGGAATGGGTAAGGGATGTTTTCTGAGGGCAGCTTCCACTCGAAGAGTATTGGCTGCGAGGTGTTGCGGACGCCATATCGTATTGTGGCGACCAGGACGGGCCGATTGCCGACCTGCGTGGGACCGGGGTTCCCAGATGTGCCTGACCCCCACGCGCCAGTTTCCCGGATGTCGCCCGCCTCGCCCCGATCGTACCGAGCGTAGGTACTACTAGCCTCTGCGACTTGTCCGCTGACGGCATTCAGTGACTTCAGGCCCACAAGTCCGGGAAAACCCATCGAATCAACCGGCCACATATGGGTTTGTCGGCTGTTCGAGTTGTCGCCGGCGCGGATGTAACTCACAGCATATTCAAAAGTGTTTATGTCGGAACCGGGCGGATAGTAGGTCGTTATTGCGTTGGCTGCACCCGTGCCCGGTGGGCTGGGTAGCGTATCGTCCCACTGGATGCGCACGAGCCTGTTGAGGTAGGCAAGCTTGTTCGTTTCGCTGTCGAAGATGAACTTCTCGTAGTCGGTCGCCGGCGTCGTGATCGGGTCGTCGTTGTCGTCCTTGAGAATGCGCAGAGCCGGCCCATAGCCAGCCCTGTTCCCGATGAATATCTGCGTCATACCTTCACCGATATGTACGGGCTCGCACCCGCGCCGTGGAGAACAAGCTTGCCATTGTTCGATTCCAGCCGGTCGAACTTCAGCGTGCCGAGGCGGGCGTTCTGAATAGTGAGGCCGTCCGGGCCGAAAAGCCCATAGACCTCCCCCGTCGCCGTCATGAACATGATGCGCTCACCCATGAGTATGTAGTTCGAGAACGGCTGCGCCGGATCGCCGCCAGTAAAGCCGACCTCGATAATCGTTCCGGCCTCAACCCAGTCATCGCCAATGGTGGCCCGCACCATATCCACCAGCCGGGCCACGACATCGCCTGTGCCGGCCATCACCTCGATCTTGCGCAGCCCATCGGCGGAGATCTCGCCAACCCGTGCCTGCACCGCATCGAGGATGGACGCCTGCGCCGTGATCCGCTCGTCGGAGATGTCCACCCACGCCGTGCCGCTCCAGCGGTAGAGCTTGTTGTCGTCGTCGGTATCGATCCACAGATCGCCAACGTTGCTGGCTATGGGTGCGGTTGGCTGGGCAAAGGTCAGCAGGCCCTTCGCTCCGGCATCTTCCCATTGCTCAAGCGCGGCGTTCCAGACCCGCACGAAGTTATCAGCGCTGGTGTCGATCCAGATGTCGCCATCCACCAGATCGCCGGTGGGCGGCGTCGGCTGGCGGTAGACCTGTGTCTTGGCCTCGATGCTGGCCGTCATCTCACGGAGCGCAATCGCCGTGGCGTTCCTGAACTTGCGCGTGACGGTGTGCATCTCGGAGCTGGCGCCCGTCGCATCAGCCGTGCCAGCAGCAAGGATTTCGAGACGGTCGCGCAACTCATTCATTTCGCGCTGCTGGCGCATCAGGGTTTCGCGCAGGTCGCCCTTTACGTTCTCCAGATAGACATCGACATCGGATGCAATGGTGTCGGTCTCAACCGTCTTGCCTGCCGATAGGGCTGTGACACGTGCCGGATCTGTCACCAGCTTGGTTTTGACCGTGTATTCGGTGCCCGAGATCACGCCTTCCGCCAGCAACGTGACGGTGGTTGGCACTTGCACCGTCTTGACGATAACCGCGCTCGGCTGGGCAGTCGGATAGTAATGGACCTCAACCGCTGTGACCGTCTCGTCGGTGATGGCTGACCACGAAGCCCGAATGGCAGGAGCAAGCCGACCATCCGCGCCGCTGATGCTGACCGGAGCTAGCGCAAAATCCTGCACCTCATTGAGATAGACCGGCATGCCCGGCGGCGCCGGTACGACGATTGGCGGGGGCGAGACAGCGTCGTAGATCGCTCCATCGCGCTCCTGAAGCGAAAGCTGGATGTTGCGCGGCCCCTCGCTGTCGAGCGACATGAGCTGGGTTTCGGTGACGATGTAGACCTTGTCGCCGTAGCGCTTCGAGTTCCAGCGCACCCAGTCGCCCGGCTCCAGCACTTGAAAGCGCGGACGCAGCGTGACCGTGGCCGTCGCCTCGTAGCGGTTTTCGTAGAGGTAGATCGAGGCAAGCTGCGCTGCCTGCCGGCTGGATCGCACCTGCGGGAAGTCGATGGCCAGGTCACGCGTACGCCGGTCCAGCGCCACATGGGCGGCGGAAACCTGGGGCTCATAACCGACCATCGACCACAGATTGTCGGGATCGGGGAAGTTGCCTGAAACCGAGTTGACCAGCTCGCTCTGCGAGCGCTTGGCGCGATAGCGGACCTGCGCCGTGGTGATGAGATCGTCGTCGGTGAAGGTGACGACGGTCGGCTGATCGGAGCCGACAATCGGCCACGAGCCTTCAACGCCATCGACAGTCATCGCCCCGCACGAAAGCGCGATGCTCTCGATGTTGGGACCATGCGTGGACATGCAATCGAGCAGGATCGAGCAGCGATAGCGCGCTTCGCCGCTGACGTTCTCGTCGCAGAGGTTCGCGGCGGCCGTCCACTTGTCGAGCGGCAAGTCACTGGCTGGCATATCCATGCCGCAGAACAGGTCGCCATTGACCGAAAAACCGCGCCGATAGTTGTATTCGATGACGACGGGATTTTCAGAAAACTCATGCGTGGAAGGATCATTCCACCGGTGCGGGCCGGAGCCGCCCACGCTCGAATCCTTGCGCCAGTCGTAGAGCGGCGCGCCGCGGAACTCGAAGAAGAAATCCGGGAACTGGTTGTTCTTCTCCTGATCGAAGGTCATCGACACGAGGATCGCCGCCTCACCGACGCCGATGTGATCTTCGGTCCAGCGAGAAGCCGGGTTGGCATTACCGACGAGATAGGGGTCAGCGGCAGTTTGCCGACCGTCGATGAACTTGATCCAGATGAGGTTCGCGAACTCGCCCGTGGCGACGACGCGGCCCTTCTGCGGGTCTTCCGCGCCCAACGTCGCCCATTTGCCGTTGATGGCCACGCGCGTAAGCCCGTCGCAGGGATAGTCCGAGATCGTATAGACCTGCTGCAGATACTTGTTCGACGAACCGTAGGTGTTGATGTAGCAGTCGTGCCCGGCAATACCGACCAGGCCGCAGGCGACGTGCCGGGGCACATCGGCGCCATACTGGCGTTCGAACTGGACGCCACCGGGCGGGCCTTTCGGTTTCTTGGCCAGCGCCTTCTGGATCAGCATCGAGGAGACGTTGAGGCCGATGCCGAGCAGCATCTGGCCAACTGCCAGACCGCCTATCGTGAATGAGCCTATGGCTCCGATGGCGCCAGCGATAGCGCCAATAACCGGTGCAATAAATGGCATGTAATGTCCTGAAGGCTATTCGACCCGGAAGGCTGTTTTCACGCGAAAAACAGGCAGGAACAGCACGGAGCGCTCATCACGCACGGCAAAACCGATGGCCGTGAACACGCCGCCACAGATTTCACCACCGCTATCAATCACCCCAATGTCTCCGCGCTGGGCGAGGCTGGGAGCAATCTCCATGAACTTCGCCCGGAAAGCGTCCTCGACCGTTTCAAACCCGCGCTTGCGCAATTGCTTTGCTGCCCCGACAGGCGTCTTGTAGCGCCGCGCGGCGGCGCCATACATCGTCGTGCCGGTGACCGCCTCGACCGCATCGTCCGGCAGCAGGTAACAGTCGGACAGACCGTATTGCGACGGCAATCCCTTATGCTTGCCGATCACGGCGTTGAGGCGTTTCTCCCAATCGGTCACGCGGCTCATGATGTGCGATTCCGGCCCCAGAACACTTCTTCGCGCCCGCGCTTCGAAGCATGCTCGAACCAGCGGTCGCCCGGCGCGCGGCGCTGCTGGTCGGTGTCGGAGCGCTTGCGGCCATTCATGCGCGCATAATCCAGCGCCCGCGTCTCACACTGGGCGATCAGTCGGTAGCCAAATTCCGGGTCATCATCGTGGTCGATCACATCGACATAGCCGCGCCGCATCGGCTGGACGACGAGCAGGGCCCCGGTGTCAGGATGAAAATGGGCGTCGAGGATGGTGACAGGGCGGTCGCGATAGTCTTCCTGCTCGATGGTTTGCAGGATTTCCGGCGTAAGGCCGTCATCGTGCGACGCTGCCAGCGTGACTGTGAACTGCTGCGCCGAAAGACCAGTGCCGCCCGACAGGTCGGATACCTGGATGATGCCGCCCGGCTGATAGGTCACACCGGCATAGGTCATTGGCGACAGCGACTTGACGAAGCCATAGATGCCGCCGCCGAAGTCGAAACGGATCAGGCCGCGCACTTTCGTTAGGCCCGCGTCGAGGAGGTCGAGGACGGCCGGTGGAAGATTGATCATTGCGGGGATTCCACGAAAGAAAAGGATGCCACCGGATTGAAATCGCCGGCCACGCTCCAGCTTTTGGGGACGGCGCGCATCACGAGCATGGGCCGCTCGAAGCGCACCAGCGAGCCGGCGTCGGTATATCCGCGGGGCGGCGGCTCGACGGCCACGGTGCGACCGGTGCCAGAGCCCGACACATCGGTGACGCGGCCCAGCGAACGCTTGCCCGCCTTCTCCAGCCCAATCAGATCGCCCACACCCAGAACAAGATCGGGAGAAACGCCGCTGACCGCCAGCACGTTGCCGTTGGTGATGCTGTCAAGAACGCCAGTGTCCTGCGCCGGAGTCGCGCTCTCAAGCTTCGAATGCGCGAGCGGCCGGCAGGTGACATTCTGCGTGACCAGCGCGGCGCGCAGGCCGCCGCGCAGAGATTTCCACCAGGCATCGAGAACAGCCAGCCCGGCATCGGTCAGCGGCACGCTGGTAAAATCGATGCGCCACACGGGATCGGTGGTTTCGGTATAATTCATCAGGCCGGTCGAAGGCGAAGCTGCAACGCTATCCTCCAGCATGAACCGTGCAGGCCGAAAGCCGATCCCTGTCGGCAATTCACGCGGAAAAGTGATGGCCATGGCGGACCTCACACATTCACATTACGGCGGCGAGCGTCAGCGACGGCGTCAATGACCCGGCCTTTGAACTGCTGCCGGTCACGCGCCATTTCCGCACGCAGCCGGTCCAGTTCCGGGCCGCTGCCAGTGACCTGATAGACGGGCGCATAGGTGACGTTTACGCCGCCGCCGCCACCACCCGATCCTGCAAATTTCGGCATGGTCGGCACACCAGGTACACGCGGCAAAATGGTGCCGTTCTGGTCCGGCACGAACAGTTCCGGCCGTTTCTCGCCGACGATGTAGGGTTGGCCTTTCTTGACCGGGCCGCCGGCTTCGCGGAAGATATCCTGCGACCATGGGATGCCACCACCGCCGCCGCCGCTGAGCAGGCCAAGCAATCCGGACAGAAAGCCGCCACCGCCGCCGCCCATGTTCTGGATCTTGAAAAGATTGTTCAGCACATCGTTGATCAGTGCATCGCCGATTTTCTTCAGTGCGTTGGCCATCATGTCGGCAGCGGATCTGCCCTCGATAAATCCATCGATCAGGCCGCGCGTAACGTCCTTCGCCAGAGCCATGGCTTCTTCGGCCTTGGCGCGGATTTCATCCTGACTTTCAGCAAGCTTCGCCGCCTCGACCGTGGCGACGGCATACTGCTCGGCCAGACCTTCGATTTCGGCGCGAAGCTTGGGCGTGATTTCCACACCGGCCTTCTGGGCAGCGGTCAACAGATCATGTTCGGCCCGCGCTTTTTCCACTGCGTAGCCATAGTCGTCGAGCAATGGATTTAGCTGGCGCTGCACTTCTGTCTCCGCAACCATGGCGGCGGTGCGGTCCACTATTTGCTTCGTCAGACGCTCATAATCATTGTCGCGCTCCTTCTTCGATTTCTTGTCGTCGCCGGGCGTCGTCACCGGTCGGTCGGTGTCACGCGGTGGCGGCTTCTTACGCCCGCTCGCATAATCCTCGAACTCGGAACTGAGCGCCTTGATTTCCTCGACGCGCTTCTTCATCAGCGCGACTTTCTCGGCCGTCTTGTCGACCTGAGGGGCGATGATGCTTTGCGCCACGACCTCGGTGCCGCCAGTCTTCACCTTACTGGTGTCGGCCCCGAAAGCCTGATACTCGCGACCGCCGGGCCGAGCTGCCGCCCGCTGGTTTGCGACGGCCTGCAATGCGTTGGCAAGCTCATGCTCGGCAATAGCCCGCTCAAGGGCGACTTCGGCTGCCTTGATGTCCGAAGCGATCTTGGTGCGCGTGGAGGCGACAGCATCCTTGTTGGCGTAATCGACGTTGCCGATCTCATCAGTGAGAGTTTTCAGCGCGGTTTCGTGCAGCTCCGCCGCCTTCTCCGCTTCGCTCTGCCGCGTCGAGAGAAGGTAGAGCGTGGCGACCAAGGCTCCTGCGGCGAGACCGATAGGGCCAAGCGCAGCAGAAAAACCTGCCGCAGTCAGCGTGCCTGCGCGCATGGCGGTGGTCAGCGTGGTGATTGCGGCTACTGTCGTCGGCACCATGGAGACCACGCCGAGCAGCGCGCGCCCGATCAGCGAAGATACGATCACGAAGGCAAGCTGGACGCCGGCGTCGCCCACGGTCTTGAAGTTATCCGCGACAAGAATGATCGCGTCGGCCAGACGGGCCGATATGCCGATGGCCTGATCGCCGGCTCCGACATAGACCAGCAGCGCGTCCTTCAGGATTTGCACTGCATCGGCTATGGTGGCCTTCATGCCATCGGCTTCCTTGCGAAGCTTCTCCTGCTCCCTGATGATGCCGATCAGTTCCTTGCGGGTAATTTTGCCCTCTGTGCCGAGCTTGCGCAGCTCCAGCGTGGTCACGCCCATGGAGTCGGCTAGCGCCTTGGCGACACGGTCTCCCGAAGCCAGAACGGTATTGAGGTTGTCGCCGGAGAGTTTGCCGAGCGCCATGGCCTTGGAAAGAGCTTCCATGACGCTGCGCGCGCGGTCGCCTTTCGCGCCGGAAACCACCAGCGCATTGTTGAGCGCTTCCGTGTAATCGAGCTGGGTTTTGGTGCTGTAGCCGAGCTCTTTCAGAACCGTCGAGTTGCGCAGATAGCTTTCGGTGGTCTGCTCCAGCCCCGAATACGTGCGCCGCGCCATCTCCTGAAGGCGGCCCATGACCTCGATGCCTTTTTCGTGGCTGCCGGCGGCCAGTTCCACGCGCCCGGTCAAATCCGTCCAGGTGTCGGCAAGCTGCTGGAGTTCACGCACACTCAGCGCGGCCACCGCCCCGCCCAGAAGCCCCTGAAAAGCGTTCCTGCCGATGCCTCCCAGACGCGCATCGATCTTCTTCGCCATCTGGTCGAACTGTTTTTCCACTTTGCGCGTGGTCGCGCTGGTGTCGCCCTCAAGCTTTTTGAGGACGCGCAGCATCTGCCGGTTGTCCGCCGATATTGACAGCACAAGTTGTTCAAGGTCAGTTGCCATCAGCTATTCTTTCAGGCTTGGGGGGAAGATGGACCATGTCAGTTTCGCGCTATCGTCTGACGCCAATCGGCTGGATCGGGGCTGCATTATTTGTGCTGCCAACGCCGATAGCTGCATGGGAATATTATGGAGCGATCAACGGGTTCGCTAACCGTGGCGACTATCAACGAGCGCTGGAGAAGATAGAGGGCAGTATCGCCGTTCCCGAATTTTCACCAATGCTGTTCACCGCGCTCGCGACCGCATCGCTGGTCGGCATGGTGATGCTGCTGGTCGGCCGCGAGATTGAGACGATCAGCTAGCCATACCGCTCCAGCAATTTCGCCATCTCGTCTTCGCTTGGCGCTTCGACCTCTTTCGGGTCGCGATGCATGTCGTTGAAAGCGTCCACCGCGTCGAAGAACTCCGACATGGTGGCGGCCCAGAATTCCGCAGGCCGCCAGCCCATCGGACCAATCGCGGATTTCAGCCAGTCTCGGAAGGGGAAGGGCTTTTCTTCGTCGCCGTCTCGCCTTCCTTGACGGCCGCGTCTTTTCCCGCGTCTTCACCAACGTGATGCATGAGCGCTGCGGTGAACGCATTCTTGCAGGCGGTAAAATCTGTCAGCCGCAGTTCCTGTACAGCCTGGCCGGCGTCACCTTTAACGGTGAGATGCTGGATCGCGGCCATGGTGGCCGCCACTTCTGCACCCAGAAGGCGCTGATACAGGTCGATGAACGACTTGCATTCGAGCGCGGTGGAGACTGCGGCAAGCCGACCGATCTCCGCCGCAATGACCAGATCGACGCCACCCACGCGCAGGGCGACCTCGCCCCGCGCTCCATTGACGGAAAGCGTGCTCATGCCGCCACCACATCAGCGGTCTCACCGGAGGTGGCCGATGCGCTGCCAGACGTATTGCTCGCCGTGATGGCCACCGACACGGCTTTGCCGACATCACCCACGACAGGCGAGTAGGTCTTTGCCGTTGCTCCGCTCTTGTTCGTGCCGTCGACCTTCCACTGGTAGCTGAAGGTTGCCCCGTGGCTCCAGGAGCCTTCCATCGCCGTAAGGGTCTCACCGACCTTTGCAATGCCGGCGATCGACGGCAGAAGCGAGTTGACGGGAGCGCCGGCCTCTGCGGTGAACGTCAGAGCGCCCGCAGCCGAGAAGGTCGCAGAAAACTCCATGGTTCCCTCTTCGCCGTCACCGCTCACCTCGAAATCCGAGACCATCCACGCCCCTCGATAGACGCCGTCACCCGGCACAATGACTTCGGCGTTGAATACTTCCGTAGCCCTGACATGCCCCATCAGGATTGCCTGCTTGACGCCACTGACGAATTTTCCGGAGCCGGTGAAGGTGCGGGACGCCACGCCCGGAATGGACGTCTTCTGGACTGGCCCGCCCGGATTGTCGCAATCGGGAATGGTCGTATCGACCTCGTTTGCCGACATGTTGAAGCTGCGAGCCTTGAAGCCGCAGAGCGATTCATAGGTGCCGGGGTTGGTCTCGATGCGAATAAGCAGAAGCCTGCTGAGCTGCTGGCTCATGATCATTTCCTTTCAGGGATGGTTGCCTTGCCGAAGGGCGATGAAGGCGTCAGGCGTTCGACTGGACGATTGCCCGGAACTCGACGACGCCATGTCCGGTGAGGTCGTCACGGTCGTAGAAAACGCGGTCGCCGCGATGATCGAGCGTCACGAGCTGATTGCTCGGAAGCGCCAGCGGAAAACCGTGCAGTGCGCGGCCGACCTCAAAGGCGATGGAACGGGCGTCCTGTAACGGGTCCATCCCGCCGCGCGTCCAGACGTGGATGTTGAGCGTGATTTCTTCGCCCGTGACACAGGTTGCATCATCACGAATGCCGAACGTGTCGAAGTTCGCGATATGCGGGAACTCTGCGTTTTCAGGCGCGCGATACCAGACCCGATTGCCGACCAGCGCCGTGATAGTCGCAGCCTTCAGCAGCCTGTCGCGGGCGCACAGGACCAGTTCTCTCGACGGTGATGCCATAGTTACTTCTTCCGCATCCTGCGAACAGCGCGGTTGATGGCGTTCGCGACCTTGCGTCTGATCCGCTTCTGGTGCTGCCGGTATGTCGGGAAGATGTGAGGCTGCGCCTCCATCTGGCCTGATGATTTCCCGGTCTTCTTCACCACACGCGGACCTGTTCCGAACTCCAGCCAGCGCCACAGGAAGCTGGCGAACACCCCCGTCGCGCTCTTGTCTTTGGTCTGGCGCAGGCCGAACACGGCGGCACGGGGATTGTCATTCAGCTTTCCCCCGCGGATGCTGGCGCGGTAGTCGCCGGGACTATCGCCGTGGCCGAGCGGGGCGCGCTGCTCGATCGCCTCGGCCAGTTCTTCCGCCGCCTCCAATTGCGCCTTTGCGGTTTCCTCTTCCAGATCGGGGACCAGTTCGCGCAATCGCTTCGCCAGCTTTTCACGGCCCACGAATTTACCTTGGATCGCCATCAGCTTGCGACACCGTGCTCGACCAGCAATTCCAGTTTCTGACGGCGGCCGGTCGGATCAAACAGCGAGCGGATATTGAAAGTCCGGGCCGCGTTGTCAGCATCGACCAACTGCCAGCCTGGCGTAATCTTTCGCGTGTCCTCGCTCTGCCAGATCGTGACAATGTAGGCCTGCACCCCTTGCAGCCGGCCGGCCAGAACCTGCTCACCGCCAGTCTTCGGCTCGAATGCGGCCAGAACGGTGAACTGCGTTTCCCACTTGCCGCCGCCCGGGACAGGATTGCCCAGTTCATCTGTTGCGTCGACGGTCTTCTGACAATGGACCCGAACAGTCATGTTGCCGGTGAGTGCCATCATGCACCCCGACGATGATTGCTGAGCAGCGCATCGACGCCCATCTGGATCGTGGTGGCGATGGTGCCGGTGACGACGGCGTCACGATTGACGAACCAGTGGCCGATCAGCAGCAGCATGGCATGCTGCACGCTTTCGGGAACCACGCCGCCATAGACGGCCGTGAGGGTGATCCGAGAGCCAAAGCGAATGCGCGGCCACACCTGTCCATATTTCAGGGCGATAGACGGCTCCATCCCATCTTTGTGCGCATCGTATACCGAAGCATCGATCGTCTGCTCATCGCCAGCCGGATCGACGTAGGTGATCGACGTAACCGATTTCAGCGGCCCCTCGGGGAGGCGAGTGAAGTCAGCAAAGCTGTCGCACTCCGACATGATGGTCTGTTCGGCAAAGCGGGCATTGCAGTATTCCTCCGCGTGCTTGCGTGCCGCCTTGATCAGGCGGGTCAGCTGCGTATCGAAATGCGTCTCACCCGACAGGATGCCACACTGTTCCTTGGCCTCCGCCAGCGTCACTGGCTCGGCGGTCGGCGCGACTGTGACGGTCGAAGGATACCACATGATCAGCCGCGCTTCTCAGGAGCCGGCGTCTTCACGGCGCGCTCGGCTTTCGGTGTGGCAACCGGCACGGCATATCCCGCCTCGATCATGCGAACGGCTTCGGCTTCCGAAAACCGTTCGGTTTCTTCGTTTGCCGATACAGAAAAATCCGCCCCGGCAAAGGACGTCAGCATCCTGATTTTCATGGAAACACTCCTTCGGTTTTGAGAGCGGGCGACCGGAGCCGCCCGCCTTGCAAAGCCGAACTTACGAGGCGGCAGTGATGAGGTGCTTGACGGCAGCAGTGTCGCCCAGCTCACCGTCAAAACGGATCAGGCCGGCAATGCCGAGGTCCGGCCAGAAGCGCTCGCGAAGAACGCCGATGACGGGTGATCCGACCTTGCGGACGAAGTATTTGCCGAAGTCGCCGAACAGCATGACCTTCTTGGCCGCCGCAAGGCTGTCCATCGCCTGATTGATGGAGTAGCGGTAGCCGAGGACGGTGCCCGGAACGCCGTTCTGGACGTCGCCGGCCGACCAGATGTAGCGGTTTTCCGCATCCTTCAGCTTGCGCAGCGCCGCAAGGGTGCCGTCATTGAACATGAAGCGCACCTTGGGCGACGTCCGATAGGCCGGGTCCACCGAATGCACGAGGTCGATGATCTCGTCATAGGTGATCGCGGCCACCGCAGTTGCAGTCTTGCCAAGGCTGGACGCCGTGACGATGCCGTTCGGGTCATCCGAGCCGTCGCCGACGGTCAGCTCCTTATTGGCGATACGCCCGAGACGTTCACCCAGCAGGCCGCCCAGCAGCGTCTCCATGTTGAAGATGCTGTCCTGCGCCAGCTCCATCGAGAAGCGGACGAACTCCGTGTCGTAGACGTAGGCGTCGAGCGACTTCTGCCCGAAGGTCACATCCTTGCCGCCGTCATCGGTCAGCGCCGTGCCTTCCGTATGCTTCTCAGCGGTAACGGCCGTGTCGTCGACCGTCGGGATCTTGATCGGATTGCCGCTTGCCGTGGTCATGACAGTGCAGATGTCCTCATCGTACATCGGCCCCCATGCCTTCATGGACTTGATGATCTCATTGGCAAGCTCGGTCGGGACCGTGTAGCCACCGGAGGCAGGGGTGCCGGTGACCTGGGCGCGGAACTCGGCCTTGGCCTGAACGCCAGCGCGCAGGACGGCGCGTTCCTCGCTGGACAGCTCGGTCGGATCGCCGCCGCAGGCGATGAACTTGTGGAACACCTGACGGTATTCTAGCGCCTCGCCCTCGTCCTGACCGCGGGCCTCCCCGTCGCCGGGGTTCGGGCGGTTGCGGGCGCGTTCCTCGGCGGCAGCATCGTCGATACGCTTCTGCGCCGCAGCCATACGCTGTTCACGCGCGATCTGACCCTCGACCTTGTCGAAGTCGGCCATGATGTCGTCATGGCGCTTTTCCAGTTCGGCGGCGCGCGCCTCGTCGGTGTTCTTCTTGATCTCATCCAGAGCCGAGCGGGCATCGGCAACGAGCTTTTCCCGCTTCTCAATCAGTTCCTTCAGCATGGTGGTCTCCTATGTGCTGAACGTCGAAAGGCCCGCTTGAAAGCAGGCGATGGAGACGGGAAGCGGAATGCTTGCCACGTCCTCCGGCAGGTGCCGGGTGAACTCAGGTGATGTTGCGGAACCGAGCCTCAGTCTCGGCCTTGCGGCGCGCGAACGCGGCGGCGTTGTGCTGGCGTCGGCCTTCCTTGCGGGCCTCGTCGAGCGAACGCAATGCGATGGAAGTCCCGTCATAGGCGGGGTCGGTGACAATCGAGACGTCGAACAACTCGACTTCCTCGACGGTGCGCAACGGCGGGTCTTGCGTGTCGTCCCAGCGCTGGACGGTCGCGCGGAAAGCAAAGGACATCTTGTCGAGATCGCCCCGCTTCATCTTCGGAACAATGCGCTGGACGTCAGGATCGTCGGCATCAAGCTCGGTTTCGATCTTAAGCCCGTGGCTGTCTTCCGAGAGACGAAGCGTGCCCGACCGCGTGCGCGCCAGCGGCAGGCCGGCATGGTTGATCAGGAACGGTACGTCGTTCGAACCGAGCGCCTTGCGGAAAGCGCCGGGCAAGATGACCTCGCGGAAGTAGCTGCCGATATTGGCCTCCTGATTGAACACCGCCGCGTAGCCGGAAACCTTGACCCCGGTATCGTCGGCGCGGATTTCGGCCGGCATGCCGCCGCGCTTTTCAGCCTCAGGCTTCGTCATTGGTCTTGTCTCCGTCGATATCGTCGGCTGTTGTTGCGGCGGGCTGCTTGCCAAGCACCACGGTCGCGCCCTGCACCAGTAGTTCGTCGGCGTCTGGATTCATGTGCCTCGGCCGGTTTTCCAGCGCCCGTCCTTCGTTCGGCGTGATCTGCGCGGTCTGTATAGCGCGGGCGATACCCTCGACCCTTGACTTGAAGTCGCCGCGCATCAGGCCGTCCAGATTGTGCTCAACATAGAAGCCATTGGGCTCCCGGCCGAACAGTTTCAGGTTCATCTCGCCTTCGAAGGCTTCCGCCCATTGGCCGATCAGGTGCTTGACCAGATGCAGGTCCTGCTGCTCGACATTGGCGAAGGTGCCCTTGCTGAGGTCTTGCAGGAATGCCGGCGGCATCTGCCAGGCACGCGCGATCTCCTGGATCTGAAACAGCCGTGCCTCGACCATCTGCCCCTTGGCAGGATCGAAGCCCACTGGCTTCAGGTCGTGGCCTGCCGGGATCGGCATGATCGGTGACTTGTTGTCCTTCGCGAACTTGATCGCCCGGTCGACGTCGGCGGCGGCGCGCTTCAATGCTGGCCCGCCCTCAGGTAAGGGGCCCGACAGCGCCAGCGGCGGGACACCGCCACCAGCAAAGAAGTTCGAACCATAATCGTTCATCGCCAGCGCAAGCTGGATCGCCTTGGCAGCCAGGATGATCGGCCCGTAATGCGAAAGCTGATCAGCTTTCAGCATGAAGGGAACGTCGATCACATCGGCGGCCGGATATTCCTTGCTCTCGAAGCGGTAGACCTTGCGCCCGGCAACGCGTTTCACCGTGACCTTGCGCGGGTCCATCGGCCACAGGTTGACGATCTCTGCGTCTGCTCGCTCGATCCACGCCAGCCCCCGACCGCCGGTAAAGACCTGCTGCCAAAAGTATTGCCGGAACAGGAAGCTCGACATTTCGTCATTCGCGTTGCCGTGAATGACTGCGCCGAGCTTGCCGGTGACCCGCTTCGCGCCGTCCGGTGACGACTGGTAGGCATGCAGAGGCAAGGCCGCCAGCGTTCGCGACAGGAACGCCACGGCCGCCGCCACCGCCGGCACGGTCAACGCCCGGTCGATGGTGACATACGGCAGGTCGACAGACTGCACGCCGAAGAACGAAAGGAAGTTCTCCGCACTGACGGGAACCGTTTCGTTCTCGGGCGACGTGGCAGAGCGTACCTCGCGCCGAATGTTGAAGCCGAACAGTTTCATGCGTTCACCAGAGAAAATTCAGGATCATCCCACGGCGATGCCGGCGCGGGTTCATCGGCGATCATCCACCGGCCCAGCGCCATGATGTGCGCTACCGGGCCGTCGATCTTGTTTTCGTCACGTTCCTTGCGCGGGTAGACCTGATCGCGATGATTGGCCTTGGTCACAACGTTGGACAGCATCCAGGTGAAGATCGGATCGCCGTCATGGGCGATGGCCCGCTCACGGATCAGCCCGTCCATTTCCTTCATCGGCTCGGAAAAATTCTTCATCGTGGCGAAGACTTCCGTGCAGGCGATGCCCTCGGCCTGTAGCTCGCTCACCATCATGCGGGCCTGATCCGGGTCATAGGCCACTTCCAGAAGCTGATGCCGGTCGCGAGTGCCGAGAATGTCGTCACGGATCATGGTCATGTCGTTCATCTCGCCATCCGACTGGACGATGAGACCATCGCGATGCCACGCCTGATAGTGTTCGTTCTCGCCCTTCTCGATGGCCGCCGACGGCAGGTAGTAGCGACCGAAACGCGCGAACCGGAAACCCGCCTCGATCAGTTCCCCCGCCTTCGGGCAATCGCACTCGTCGAGCTTGAACGTGATCTCCATCGCGGCCACGTCCACCTTGGACGCAAGGTCAAGACCGATCCGACATGGCTGGCCGGCGAAGTCATCGACCGAGAGGCCCGGCACCGCACTTTCAATCCAGCGCTGGATGTTGAAGAAAACTTCCTTCGCGTTGACCCATTCGTTCAGGTGCTTGGTCTTGAAGCGCGAAACGTGCCGTGCGTTGTTGATCGCCTGACGCTGTTCCGACAGCAGGAACTTATCCCCGACCGATACCCCGAAATTCGGATTTGCCTTCCGAAGCGAGGCTTCCTCTGTCCAGTCGTCCTCGGGGTCGAGGCCGTACATCAGCGCGAACAGTTCGTCGTCATCGACGATCCCGTCGAGCATGCGGCGCGCTTCCTGCATCATGGCGTAGCAGGGGCCGGCGATGTTGGAGCCCGCCGTGGTGATGACGAGGGTCAAGGGCTGATCCCGTGCCCCCATGCCGGTCTGCATCGTCGCCAGCATGTCGTCAGTCGCGTGCTCGTGATACTCGTCGATGATCGCGCAATGTGGTGACGAGCCATCGCCCGGCTTGCCGATCACCGGCTCGAACCGGCTTTCGTTGCTCAGCATGTGCAGGTTCGAGGCGTTGACCGTGACGCCGTAGTGCTCGCGGAAGGCAGCCTGCCGCATCGCCATGATGCGCGCCGGGCGAAAAACCTCCCATGCCTGCTTTTCCGTTGTGGCACCCGAGTAGACCTCGGCACCGTGTTCACCGTCCGCCGCCAGCATGTAGAGGCCGATGGCCGCCGCCCAGGCGCTTTTTCCATTTTTCCGGGGGACCAAGAGAAGCGCCCGCCGGAACCGGCGAAACCCATCGACCTTGTTCAGCCATCCGAAGATGCAGATCGTCAGGAACACCTGCCAAGGCTGCATCACCAGCGTCTCGCCGCGTGAAGCCCAAGCTCCCTTGGCGTGCGGCATCAGCTCGACAAACCGGCAAACCTTCTCGGCCTCTGCCGGATCAAACCGGTAATCGAATGCTCGATCCTTCTGCCGCTTCAGGTCGTCGAGATGACGCTGACACGCCAACCGCACCCACTTGCAGGCCGGTATCTTTCCGGCGACGACATCCTTTGCGTACTGGTTGCCGACCGCGACATGCGGGTGCTCAGCCGAGCGCCGCGAACGGGTTCTTTTCATCTGGCTTGCTCACCGACACTTTCGAGCGTGCGGCCGGCGACAAGCCGAACTCGACAAGAAGGGATTGCGCATGCCGCATCGCTTCACTGCGCTGGGCCACCGCCGGATGCCCCTTGATCTGCTGGCTGACGATCCGCCCTTCGTCATCGTATTTCACGCCGCTGACGAAGGTCCGGCCGCCGTCCTCGATCATCGCCGTGCAGATCTCGATTTCCTCAAGGCGCGAAGCTGCCATCGCCAGCATCCCGACATCCGAGACAGAGGCGATCCCCATGTCAGCGATGATCATCGCCAGTTGGTCAAACAGTTCCGCCGCGCGAGCCGACAGCCATTCGGGAGCTTCGGGCGATCCAGCGATCGAAGCCGGCGCGTCCGGGTTCATCCGGCAGGGCTGCGCGGTTCCCGAGACGATCTTCAGATGGTCGGGCTTACGCTTTCGGCCAGCCATGGAAAATGTCCTTCAAATTGCACGCGCAGAAGTTTCCTTGGGGCCGCCGGTCAGGGATCGGATCGGTTTTGACTGCGACCCTCCCCTCCCGCGTTGCACCATGCCGGGGCTGCCTGCCTTCGCAAATGCGAACAGATCAGGCGTCGGTCTCGTTCTCGATCTCAACCACCATGTTCGTGCCGCTCACCCAGCCGGCGAGCTCGAACAGTCGTGTCGCTACCCACATGCGCAGGCCGAACATGCGGGGCATGCGAATGCCTATGCGGACGCTCGACATCAATTCCCTGCCGTCGAAGACGATCTCGCTACGTGCCATGCCTCACCACCTCGTCGCCCTGTCTGCGCTCATAGGCGCTCCACCACTTGCCGATAGCCTCAAAGGTGATTTCCCTCGGGCGGGTGCTGTCTGCCCTGACACGGGCCATGCATACCGCTGGCGGCGTCTCCATGACGATGATGCGCTCGGGCTGCATCGTGTCCGCCCACCATTGCCGGTTGTCCGGTCTTGCCTCAGATACGATCAGCCATGCGCGGGGCCATCGTGCTGTCGGGCGCATGATGTCGCCCAGCATTTCGTTGCGGGCGCGTATGGCTGGTGTCAGCCACTTGGCCCGATCCCATCCATGAAGCGACTGGCCTGATAGCTGCGAGGCGATGACATCGAGGTCGATCACCAGATCGACAGGGTCTGCATGCTCCTTGACGTAGCTGCTCTTTCCTGAGGCAGGGGCCCCACACACGATGGTGAGCGGGATCGCCGAAGGCCGCAGCCATTCCGGTCGCCATTGGTGTTTGCCGAAGGCCTGATCCTTGGCGGTGCGCTTCAGGTGACAGGGACGACAGAGAGGCCGCAGGTTCTCCCGCTCGTTGTTGAAGCTGTCGCCGTCGATGTGGTCGACCTCATCGGCCTGGATGATCTTGCCGACCTGCTTGCAGAAGCGACACAAGGGCTCCTGGGCGAGGATGACGAGGCGCAGCTTCTGCCACTGCCAGCCGTAACCGCGCTCAGTGGTGGTCTGCTTACGTGCGCGGGGTAGTGCCATGCTTCCTCACGCCGCCTCGCAACTGGTTGCAGGGGTCGGATTCGAACCGACGACCGCGCGGGTATGAACCGCGTGCGCTGACCGGGCTGCGCTACCCTGCTGAAACTTTCCCCTCACAGCATCAAGCGCTGCACAGGGGAACGCGCCGTATGCATCCGACGACTTCCGGGAGAGGGAGCTACCCGCGCCCGGCGCGCTGCCGACGAGAATCCCCATCAGCGACATCAAAAGAAATTGCGGGTTGCGAGAAGGCCCACATTCTATGTGAGGAATTGAGGGCGCATTTCCCCCTCATGTCGGTGGTGAGATCCGACGCTGCTCCGGCAGGTGGCGCTAAGGCCCCGCTCATGACGAGCAAATCACCAATTCATTACGGAGCCGAAACTACCCTGCTTGGCGGATTTTATCAAGAGGCACCTTGGTCCGAAGTTCCCGGCCCATGGCCGCTATCAACAGAACGATGTTTTCGTCGCCTATCGCCTCGACGGTTCCTTGCGCCCCGGTGAATGCGCCTTCGCCCACCTTGACCAGATCGCCGGGCTTGATGCCGTGGCGGTCAACGCGCAGATCGTCGAACTGCCCGGCATCCTGAGCGGCGCGGATCGCCTGCACATCGTCATCGCTGGCAGCAATCGGAACCGACGCCTCGCCGTAGTGCTGGCTGCGAAGCACGCGCTGCACATGCTCGCAGTCCAGAACCCGCGACCAGTGTTCCGAGGCGAGTACGAACAGGTAACCGGGCAGGAGCGGATAGCTTTGCTTGATCCATTTCCGCTGACGCCTGTGGTGGAACTCCTTGCGAAAGCAGGGGACATAGACCGTTTGCCCCAAGGCGAGGATTTCTGCGCCGGCTTGTCGCTCGGCGTTCGGGCGGCAGGCGACGATGTACCACTTGCGCACGTTGTCGTTCTTCGGTGCTTTGATGCCGGTCATGAATTGCCTCGATCTACGATGATGCTTGCCCGACCGCGCAGGGTCGTGGTGTTGGCGCCGACGAGGCCGAACACGCGGCGGGCCGGGAAGACGCGCAGCGACGTGTTGAACATTGCCATGCGGTCAGCGGCTTGCCTGGTCGGATACAGGTAATCGTCCCACAGCCGCCCATCCGGCTTCAGGATCGCGAAACCGTGTTCGATCCGGCCGGTCATGCGCTTTTCCGATTTGCTGCCCGGCGATAGTCCTGTTGCGCCTGGATAAATGCTGCCAGTTCCCGCGCCTGTTGATGAAACCATGTGTCAGGCCGATCCTTCTTCTGCCGATGAGCCTCGATGAACGCCTGCCGGGTGGATGCAGCCCCGGCGAAGATTTCTGACATTTCCGCATGCGTGAATTTCATGCCGCCCTCGATCTCTGTGTCAGGAGAACATCGTTCCAGTCGGTGCCGGGTCGCTGGGGAACCTCGACAACCGCGGTTAAACCCTTGGCCTTGAGCCGACGCCCCAGCGTGTAGGCCACGGCATGGCCCGTCAGGCTGTCGTCGTTGTCACCGAAGATCATCACGGTCGACACAGAGGGCGGTGGCTCCCATGCCTGAAGCAGGTCGGCTGTGAGTGCGGCCCATACCGGCACGTTGAACAGGATGGAGGCGGCGAAGGCGGTTTCGATGCCCTCGGCTATGCCAAGCACATCTTCATGCGGCATCAGGCGCACGGCCGCGCCAGTCGGCATCGGACCCATCATCTTGCGAGGCGCACTGACATCGGCCTTGAAGCCATCGGCGGTCAGGTATGTGCGATGCAGCGCCGCGCGTTCACCTTCGGCCCGGGCGATGTCGGAAGGATCAACGCGCGCAACCATGGCCGGGTGCCATGTCGCGCGGCTTCCGGGTTCGTCGTAGCGTTCGTCTGCAACATACCGGAGAGAGGGCGGGAACTCTGTCAGGCCGAGGCGGCGGTTAAGATAGATCCCGGCCGCGTCTTCGAGCGTGATCGGCTTTGCCCGGCTCCACAAATTGTTCATGCGTTCCCGAAGCTGGCCATCTACTTCCCGCTGACCAGTTGCGGTCGCCATGACCGGTGCGGCGTCGATATGCTTTTCGATTTCCTGTGCAGCGCCCTTGAAGTTCGTGCTGAGGAAACGTTCCACAAGCCGGACGCCGTGACCTGCGCCGCACTGATTGCAAATCCATGTGCCGTTCCCGCCCTTGTCATCAAAGCGAAACCGATCCTTGCCGCCGCACATGGGGCAGGGGCCATGCCTGTTGCGCAGGGACTTCGAGGAAATCCCGATCGCTGTCAGGATGCCGGGCCAGCGTCCGCGCGCCCGATCCCATATCGGTTCACGCCGCTGCATGGGCTTCCCTCATCTTCCTGAGCTTGGCCTGTCCTTTGGCGTAGGCGATCTGCTTGTGCTTCATCCAGTTTCCGAATGAGGCGTCGGGAGCCATGGGCCTGCTGTGCAAGCCGTCTGGCCATCCGCCGTAGCGCTCGAAAAAGTTGGCCTTGGCAAACTTCGGGCTCTTGCCGTGGAACTCCTGCCACCACAGCAGCATCGACCAGACCTCTTGCGGAGTATGCGGAGTGACCTCACCCCTTGCCTTGCGCTTGCCCTTGAGCGGGATAAGCTCGCCCTGCTGTTCCTCGATCTGCGATTGCCGCGTCGGTTCGAACCCACAGGAGGGGCATTTGCGAACGCCGGCCGGTTTCAGGTGCGAGCAGGACGGGCATTCCTTCGGCTTCGGCGGCTCCCGGTCTCGCTTGGTGGCGCTGGACTTCTGGTGCTTGCCATCGTCCAGTTCTTCATGATGAATGTCGTCGACGAACCCGAGCCGCAGCGTCGTGTCGCTGTGATCAAGGATCAGGCAATGATCCTTGCCTTCGGCGGTGCGCAGGCCGCGTCCCACGATCTGGGTGAACAGGATTTCCGATTTCGTCGGCCGGGCCAGAATGATGCAACGCACGTCCCAATCGACGCCGGTAGTCAGCGTGTAGACGTTGCAGACGACCTTGATCTGGCCGTTCTTCAGCCGCTCGCCTATGCGCTGGCGCTCGTCGGCCGGCGTGTCCATATCGACATAGCCAGTCGGCACGCCCGCCGCTTCGAATTCGTCGGACAGCTTGCGGGCATGGGCGCGGTCCACTGCAAAGCACAGTGTCGGCCTGTCCTCGCCAAGCTTCAGCCAGGTGGAGACGACGCCGGCAACCAGAACCGGTTCGCTCATGGCCTTTGATAGCCCCGACGACTGATAGTCCCGGCCGTATTCGGTGTTGACCGTTTTCACCTTCGACAGGTCGGGGTGCGACGGCGCGAAGACCTTGAAGGGCGACAGCAGGCCCTTGCCGATAAGCTCCTTGGTCGTGGTCGGCACCAGCAAGTCGTCGTAGTGCTTGCCAAGCCCCTTGGTCCATGGTGTGGCCGACAGACCAACGAACGGAACCCTCGCCCATTCCGGCCGGGCCATCCATTCGCCGTAGAACTCGAACCACTTGTGGGCCTCGTCGATCAGGACGATGCCAGCAGGCGGAATGGCCCGCTTCATCAAGGTCTGGATCGTCGCGACTTGAACGGGCTGGTCGGGATCGGTCGCAGGGTGCTGGCCCTGAATGACACCGACGCAGGTGATGCCCTGTTCCGCGAACCGCTCGACGGTCTGGTCAACCAGCGACAGGAAGGGAACCGTGAAGATGACAGAATTGCCCTTCGACACTGCGCCTTCGACGATTGCCGCGCCGATGATCGTCTTGCCAGCGCCGGTCGGGGCCTGAAGCATGGGGCGCTTGTGGCCGGTCGCGAGCGAATGCCGCAGCAGTCCAATCGCGTGGTCCTGATGTTGGAGCAGGGTGAACTTCATAGTTCGTCCTCCCCGCCGTCAGGGAAGATCGAGCCGTTGACCACCGCCAGCGCCGGTCGGGGCCTGTCATGGAGGGCAGTGCCAAGTCCTGAGAGGTTTCCGCCTTGGATAGTATGATATGTTGTTCTCTTACTATTCCCCGGAAGACGTCTTCCGGTTGGAAGTGTCGATTTCTTCCGGTTGGAACTTTCCTCAGCCAGCCGTTGACGGACTGCCCGGAGGTCCTTCGCGGACAGGTCGAACTTGCGGTGAAGGGACAGGATGATCAGATCGGATGCCCGCCCTTGCCGGCCCCGGCTCCGCACCGTGCGCGTGATGACGCCGAGGACTTGCAGCGTCTTCAGGTGGCTTCGAAGGTTGCGGTCGGACATGCCTAGGTCTTGCGCAAGGGTCTGCTGCGCGGCCCATGTAGCCCCCTGCCTATCGACACGCACGGCAATCGCGTTCACGACCGCTTTCAACGCGGCGCTGCCGAAGTTCTGGGAGCGCGACCATTTGATTGCGGCGCTGCTCATCGGTTCAGACGCTCCATGATTTCGTTCATGTGATCGGCCAAGCCCGAGGCGCGCTGCCCCACCTGCGCCCGCATCCGGCCGGAAGAAATCAGATCATCGACAGAGACAGCTTCGATCTGATCGACCAAGGCGACGAACCGTTCCGCTGATTTGACAGGATCGGGCTTGGTGTCGGCAACCGCGTGATACCGACCGGCGATGCCGCCGCGTGTCGGCTCCCGCGTGAGGTCGGCCTTGATACGCTCGATCTGCTTTTCAGGTTCAACGCGCTTGATCTGATCAAGGTAGGTGCCCTTGTCGAGCTTGGTCCCGACGATCAGCTTGTGGGCTTCCGGGGTGATCTTTTCGCCCCGCTCGGCATCCCTTCTGACTGACCTTTCGTCGCGTCCAACAGCTTTAGCGGTGGCCTCGGTAAAACTCGGCTGGTCCGTGCGGACAAATTGTCCACTCGGAATGATTTCAATGTTTTGGCCGTGTTTCGTCTCTGGGTGGAGACTTTCATACAGGGTCTTGCGCCGGGCCGTTTGCTGCGCTCTTTCCGAAGGCGAGAGTTCGGCCCGGCATAGGTTCTCGTCGATCATTGCTAGTTCGGCATGCAGGTCGTCATCACCTACGATGAAGCAGGGGATTTCGTGCAGGCCAGCCAGATCGCATGCGGCAAACCTGTGCGATCCGGCGATTACCTCATAGCCCTCTCCACTTTGCCGAACGCGAAGGGCATTGATCAGTCCGATTTGCTCGATGCTTTCAGCAAGAGCGGCGACGGTATCGTCATTCAGGGGCCGGGCATCCGGTCTTCGGTGTAGCTGGTCGATAGGCAGTAAGGTGATGCTGTTCACGCTGCTGCCCTCATTTTCTGGGCGGCAGCTTTGGCGAGAGCGTTGAGCGTAACGCCGTTAATACCGCGCTCGCTGGCACCCTCGACCATCGCAGACCAATACTGCGACGGTATGCTGCCACGTTTAAGCATGTTGGTAATTGCTTGCGGTGAAACGCGAATGTCTCCGGCAAGCGCGGCTCTGGTAGGCCAAAGTTTGATGATGTCTGCGAAGCTCATAATCGCAAATCTATACGTTTTGTGAAACTAAACGTCAACACATAGCGTGTAGATTGGTGTGGTAGATAGAAATTCTGTGGAAACCGAGGAAGGGCAAAATGCAGAATCAGCCACACGAGCGCCTTCAGGAGGCCCGCGAGAAGGCGGGTTTCCGTAGTGCCATGGAAGCCGCCCAGCACTTTGGCTGGGGATATTCCACCTATGCGTCACACGAAAACGGATCGCGGGGCATGCGGCTAGATGCTGCGCGAAAGTATGCCCGCGCCTTCGGCGTTGCTCCCGGGTGGCTTTTAACAGGGGCGAATAATGACGCAAACGCGCCGCGAGCAGTCGTGTCTATCCCCGTTATTGGGAAAGTCGCGGCAGGCGTATGGATGGAGGCGGATGGCTTTGACGTCGAAGATGAATATCCATTGATCCCCGCTGCTCCATCTCCTGAATATCCGCCAGAGAGGCAGGTGGCATTCATGGTTGAAGGGCCGAGCATGAACAGGGTTTTGCCCGATGGGGTCTACGCCATTGGGGTGTTGTTCCAGTATGCCCGGAACCCCCGCCATGGCGACGTGGTGGCGCTGCGCCGAACCCGCGCCGGCCTCGTCGAGACAACGGTGAAGCGATACATTGAGAAGGATGGTCAGGTGCTCTTGATGCCTGAGAGCGATGACCCTCGCTTTCAGAAGCCCATCGATATGAATGCGAGAGAATCAGACACTCAGGTAGAGGTCTTCGCGCTGGTGATCGGTAGCTTCCGACCGCTCTAATTGACAAAATGTATAACTCCGGGTTGACGACTACACAAATCGTGTAGTATGAGTTAACGCATAGTCACAACCCGGAGAAATTCCATGAACACGAACGACGCCACGCGGGCGACCGCTGCTGCTTTGCCTGAAGCGCCCCGCACCATGCTCGATGGCCTTGATCTGCTGGATAGGGCCATACACCTGAACCAACTGGTTTTCATGGCTGGTCACAACCTTGATGGGCGCGCCCACAAGAGCGCGATCGCAACCGGCTGCGACCTCATAAACGACATTCTGCGTGACGCCCGCTCGGCCTTCGAAGAGCTTCACGAGGATCAGGTAGCGCGGGAGGCTTCGATATGAGCCCCGCGTGGAAGGTAGCTGACTTCAACAGCGATTTGCATCGGGTCAGCGACCTGATTTCTGTGATCTGCGAACTCCGGTTTGAGCTTCCGGTCGGTGAAGATGACAATCGGGTGGACAGTCTTCTGTGGGTTGCCCGCGAGATGGTCGAGGGACTGGTTGCCCATGATGACGGCAAGAAAGGCGGTGCAGAATGATCGTCCGCACTTTCGAACCCGTCTTCAATCCTCTTATCGAGGGCGAGCCAATCTTTGAGCCGGAAAAGCTCTCCATGGAAGGGCTTTTCGCTCTGGCCGATGCGCTCCGCACTGTGGCTGAGGTGATCGCCGGCCTGTCCTGCCAGCCACGTTTTAGTGACGGTGACCAGTTGCCACTGCACGGCGATATGCTCCAGCGCCTCTGTGAGTATATCAACGGTGCTCGTAGCTTGATCCATGAAGAAGCCCTCAAGCGCCCGCCGAAAACCGATGCTGACCGCCGCCGCAAAGTTTTCTTTGTCGCTGACGAATATGTCGATGGAACAAACGGCCCGGTATCGGCTCTTTGTGGTCTATCGCGGGAGCTTGGAAAACTGGCAGAGGAGGCGCGCCCATGACCGACCCCCTGCTTGATCTGGTGCGCGAGTACCGTCACCAGATTGAGGTGTTTAACGCCTCACCGCCGGACATGACCGTCGAGGAAGACGACGAGCTTGTCGCCCTAACGTGGGGGCCCCACTATGAGCGGCTCTGCACCGCTCCGCCGGACGCCACCACCCTTGAAGGGGCCGTCGAGGCCGTGCGCCTCGTCCATGATGAGGAAAATCGGTACGGTAGCCAACCGGACCTCACCACCAACGTACTGCGCGCGGCGCTGGCGTTCTTCGATGAGGGGAGAGCACAGGCATGATTCTCCTGCTACGTCTCTATGCCATCATCGCAATCAGCAAGGTCATCCACCTTCTGATCGACCTGATGGGCTACATCCTGCCTGCGGGGCGTCCGCGCCGCGCAGGTTTCCGCCCGGCCGAGTTGATGTTGCTTGGCTCCCTCGTCGGGCTGTCGATCTGCCTGTTGTGGATCTGGATCAGTGCGAGGGCAGGGCGATGAGCGCGATACAGAAACCACGTCTCCGACGTAAAGAAGTCCCTGCATATCTGGCCGAGAAGCATGGGATCGAGATTGCTTTGTCCACCCTGAACAATCTCGCCTCCATTGGGGGAGGGCCGGTTATGCAATACCACGGGCGTATCCCGCTCTATCGCCTTGAAGACCTGGACGCCTGGGCTGAAGAGCGGCTTTCCGCCCCGGTGCGTTCAACTGCGGAGAGGTGCCGCGACTAGGCGCGTCGCGGCATGTCGATCACGTTGCCGCCTTTGCCGGTCATCTGTCGGAAGATTTCGCGGCAAACCTTGTTGGCAGAGGCGACCAACACGCTGTCGAGACGATGGACATACTTGCTCGTGACGGTCGCGCTGGAGTGGCCAAGCAGGGATGAGATGGTGCTGTCAGACATGCCGATATCGCCTGCAATCGAAGCGTAGGAGTGACGCATGGTGTGTGGGGTTACTCCCGCCAACTGCGCCTGTCTCATAAAACGCAGCCATGCGCCCGACAGGCCATTGTAACTCCCTTCCTTGCGAAGGCCCGGGAGCACGTAAGGGTTTCCGTCTACTCTCAAGGCATCGGCAAGGACGTCAAAAGCCTCCTTGCCGATAGGCCGTACCGAAGGACCGGTCTTGCTGTCCTTCAACCGGAAGCAATTGGACGCCTCATCTACCTCATCCCAGGTCAGATTGACGATTTCACCCAGCCGACAACCGGTCAGGGCCAGCAGCCACGCGCCGGTGAGCGCTTGCGGTGTCCCGAGTTCGGCGCTTGCATCAGATAAAACCTTCCCTACGGCACGGTACTCGTCAGCACTGAGGCGTCGGGTGCGCACATTGTCGGCAGGTTTTGGAACGCTGGCGGCAGGATTGTGTTCGATAATGCCCTCACCAACGGCGTAGGTCAGAATTGCTCCAAGAAGGCCGGCCGTGCGCGCGGCCGTCCCCGGTCCACCGGTAACCAGAATGCGAGCGCCATTCTTCCCCCTTCGGTTATGAACGGCTGTCCTTCCGGCGGTCACGTCACGAATGAATTTCACCACGTCAGCACGGGTGAGATCGATGACGCGCTTCGCACCGAGTAACGGCTTGATATGCCGTTCGATGCGGCCACGGTCTATCTCGATGGTCGAGGCCTTTTTCGGCCGTCGACTGCGACCGACAATCATGCCGCTCTCGACAACCTTGAGATATTGGTCGCACAGGTCACTCAACGTGATCGATGACCGCCGTGACCTCCGCTCACCCAGCGGGTCGGCCTTTCTGAGAACCACCCCTCCCATTGTTTCGATTGCGAGCTTACGCGCCTGTTCTGTGGTCAGGGCACCATGCCGCCCGATGGTCATGCGTCGCCGCGTTCCGTCGCCGGTCCGATAGTCGATAAAATAGGTACGACGACCGCTCGGATGAACATAGGCCCCGAAGCCTTTCAGCTCGGAGCACCAGATCGTGTACTGCTTTTCCCGCGGCTCGGCGCGGTCGATTATGGCCTTGGTGAGTTTGGGCAA